TGGCTTTCCGCCACCGCCACCCTTTACGGGCTTCTTTTCAGTTTTCTTTACAGGAGCCTTCTTTACCTTTACGGCACTAAAAACTTCTGCAATTTCCTCAACAGCAGGCATTCTTCCAAAAGCCTTGTCATTAGGATTGATTGCTCTCAATGCCACTGGTGCGATTGCAGCCAATAGTGAGTATGCAAGCGTCTTAGGATCTGTTACGCCAGACATATAAAGAGCAAGAGCAGCACCGAGAACAGATCTTCCATATGATGCAAGCATTGCTTTCATTTGTTCATTCATTATTTCCTCCTAGGATATGAACTTGGTTATGGCATCGTAGCCTAGCCATAAACCAATTATACCAGCAACCCCAGCAAATACTGGTGGTGCAGGTACTGGTAGTTTGAATGCAGCAAATATAACTCCGCATCCAAATCCTGTTAATGTAGATAATAATATTTCCTTCATTCCGCTCTCCTATGGTTCTCTGGATGATCTAATGGTGTTGGTACTGTCACTAATGTGCCACACTTTGCACACTCTCCATCGAGATAGTATAACCCTATCTCGTAATCTACAGGATCAAACTTAACCACTACTTTAAACAAGTCCGAACTACAACTCGGACACGTGCTCGTTGGAATACCTCTAGCGTTTATCATCTTTTGGCAACAAATCTTTAAGTGAATTATAATGCTTGATAAATTTTTTAATTAACTCATAGTGCATATCTTGTTTTGCAATATTTTCAAAACTATTAAAATAATTTACATCAGATTCAAGTTCATTAATAAAAATATTAATTTTTTCTTGGGCTTCTGATATGTAAGAATAGGCAGAGTCTCTACTATCATCTAAAAAGGCTATTAGGTGATCTTTTTCAATTTGTTCTTTTTTATTATTTATTTTTTTAATTGCTTCAATGTCAAGATACGATTGAATAAGAGAAAAATTTAACTCGTTAACTTTATTTTTTAATCTAATATTTTCTATTGAAAGGAAGCCAATAGAAATAACTACTAAAATAAAAATCAATAGATCAAGCATTTCTACCCTCATGTGTTACCCAATAGTATTTGCATCCAGAGCAGCATGGCTGATTGTATAAACTATGTTTTGCATAACCAAAACGTGCATAATATAGTGGATCCTTGTCAAATAAATTAGCACGGTGAGTTGTAACTACACGCATAAGTTTTGTACTATCATTCCAAAATTGAGGAACATTATTTCCCCATTCGTTCCAGCATTGATCCTTAAGTCGGTTAAGGTTAGCCTCGTTGTTTTCTGTACGAATACCACGCTTACGTGCTTCAAAGATCATTGCTTGTACATATTGCCATAAACCTCGCTCATAACCTTTCCACATTAGAACGGCAGGATGATTGCGCCATCCACCTGTTGGAGACTTGCCAGATAGCACATTAAGAATTTGATAGCACTCAAGTATTTGCTTATTAAGTCGTTTGCTATCTAAAAATCTTGCAGAAGACATTGGGTTTGGGGATGGTAGAAATGTTTGCATTACTCTTTACCGCCTTCACGAACTAAAAGGACAATTGCTCCATTATCCTCAAGAGCCTTTTTGACTCTCACCATATATTCTACAGCACGACGCTTATCTTCGTCAAGTAGGGACATAAAAGATTTTTCTGAGGCACGAACAGTAATAAAACTATCATTATCGACTAACTCTAACTGAAACCCTTTAGGTGCAAAATGATCAAGAGATCTAAAAGCCCTACGCATAGCATCTGTATACATTATTTTCTACCCCACTGTATCCTGTCCCAAATTCTTTCATGCCAATAATAAACTCCTATTTTTAGCACGGTTTCCCATAATGCAATTGCAGTAGCCAAAACAGCCTCACCAGTAATTATATACACAACTATAAAAGAAGTCAAGGTACCAAAAACTCTGTAACTCCAAGCCTTTGCAAAAGATCTACTCTTCGTTACTCTCATCTATCTTTTCCCCAAAGTATATTCTTTCGTCTGCATCATTTATTGCTTTACCAGCATTTTCTATAATACTAAATGCCCATTTGCTTACGCTTTTCAGTAGCGCTAATAGCATGAATATCTGCCCCCAAATCTACTTGTTCAATCTTATAACCAACATCACGACCATAAACAATATTAGTAATGTTTGGTAGTCGTAAGACTAATGTATCTTTAAATGGATTATCTTGTTTGATATATGTTGCGACTTCATTATACTTTAGTGGATCTTTCTCTGATGTCTTGTATGTGTTGCGAACACCAACCAATACCTGCTTAGTTCTTTTGTGAGCCTCTTTTTTAAGAGCCTGATGACCCTCATGCCAAGGCTGGTATCTACCTAACTGTAAAGTGGTTGGGGCAGACCAATCAAACAATCCACCTACCTGTATGACTGTGTTTACCTCTTCTTCTAGGGTGTATCCATCCAAAATTCTAATATCAAATCTTTCTGGATCTTGCCACATTTTGTTTGTATCTTCGAATCTGCCTTGCTTAATCCTGTCTACCCAAATAACAACATCTGCTGGGCCAAAGGCTTCTCTTGTTTCTGTGGTAGGACAAACAAAATCAACAATGACAGGAGCAACGCCCTGGCTTCCAATTAGTCTCGCCATCTCTCCCATGCGCCGAGCCTGCTCAACCCTATCTTCTGAGGTAAACCCAAGATCAGAATTAACTGTAGACCTCACCTCATCGGCATTAAGGTGAATTGCATTTATTCTTTCCCTAAGTGCTACCGCTAATGCAGTCTTACCAGATCCAGGTAAACCGATTATCTGAATTATCATTCTATTTCCTCCTCAATTTCTTCAAGCGATCTAATATCATGATCTTTGCATACTGGTTTTATTGCATATCCATCAGCAATTATTGTTAATGCAAAACCATCGCAGTAATAGCATTTTGATAAAATATCTTTATTTTTTTTTCTTAAAAATTCTAAATACTCTTTATTATTCATCTTTTCCCATTGTTAGATTTTGCCATATATCTGCCCAATCTTGTGCGGTTTTATGATTATTAAACTCTTTAGATATTGTTCCACTTTCTAAATAAATCCCGCCCCAAACTCCCCACTCTTTTGTGGAAACACCAACAGCAAAACAAGTTTTTACAACTATATCCCAGCCATTACGTGTAGGCTTAAATCTTTTTACCATATACCATCTACCATTAATATATTGTCCATACTTCGACGTCCTGGCCTTTTCAGACTTATATCTATTTATAACATCCCACCCATCCCATGAAAGTGATTTGCTATTTTTTACAATTTGTTCCATTTGTTCTAATGATTGTATATTCATATATTCCCTTAGTATCTAAATACTCCTACTTCGACATTATTAAGTTCTGCTTCACGAACAAGGCGTGACACTGGCTCGTTTTCTTTGGATAAAAATATAAAATAATCCACGTCTTTCATATTTTCTTCTATCCAAGATGGAGCGACCTTGTACATCTTTATTTTTTTATTTCTAGACTTCATCCCACGTTCTGATATATTTACAAATTCCATAACCATTTTATTTACTGGCGCTGGGCCAGCAGAATAAATATAAAAGTGCGAATCGTTTTCTGGTAAACTAGAAAGCGCAACCCCAATAGCACGAAGGAAAACGTGGTAGTCGTCAAAACTACTAGTTCCCTTTACCCCCACTATCATTTGCAATCCCTTCTCGTAATTTATCTACAATAAACAGCATCTTATCCAATTGTACCCTATTCATGGTCATGATGTCAACCACCCTGGTCGTATCTTTATTAACATTTCCATCAATTGATATTTCTGCTGTATAAAAAACATTATCCTTGATCCAATAGGCATTGTTGTCCATTATTATTACCTTAATGCTATTTTTTTCTTCATGAACCATAGATTGTGTTTTTTTTCTTGGCCTATTACTACCCACAGAGGCATGATATACCTGAAGTAAAGGGTATACAATTGCATGAATATCACTTTGACGTTTTTTAATAGTTCTTATTGGCTGATTATTTAGATGCCCCATTATTTTGCTTACTTTAGCAACAAAATATATTAAAATAAAAGAACTAAAGAAGCCTACGAGATACTCCATAATGCAACCATTATACTACTAATTAGAGCATATTCTTTTTATCTCTTTTAGACTATATTGATCGTCGCTATCTAAGCGACTTACTTCAGCATCATCAAAAGATTTTAATGTTAATTTAACAAGTGGATTTTCTGAAGTAAGGTCTATTTCTACAAAACCTTGCTCCCAAAGTCGCATTACTTTTTGATTTACCATATTCATTGCTTCTCTATGCAACTCTGGATAAATCTTTTCTAGTTTACTAGTAAAGTTATACAACATTTCACCAGTTTCCTGATCTAGCCCCACTGGTTCGAGCACACCATTTAAAATTAGATGGTCGATATCAATATTATTTTGCATTTTTTGCTTTCTCTCGCTGCTTTGCCAAAGCGCTAAAATCTTTAACCTTGGTATCTCCAAGGTAGCCCCAGGCATAGCCGTCCTCAATCATATGATCATTGATTGAGACGGTATCACCATCAACATAAAGCCATCCCAGAATACGTCCATACTTCTCAGACGAGTCTGGCTTTTCTGTCTTAATAACTATAAGTGTAGCATCTTTCAGTTTAGATTTCAAATACTCTTTTGCCTCAAGTCCGAGAGTTTTTTCAAACTTGTCTTTGGTCCGTGATTCTGGAGTGTCAATACCAGCAAGGCGTACTCGCTGGGAGTAGGACACATTGAAGCCAAGGTCAATGTCAACATCAACAGTGTCTCCATCCACAACTCCCGTTATTTTTTTTACTCTATATTCATACATGATGATCTCCTATTATATCATTAGGTATTATGTCTATTAAAAGGTGAATCCTATCCGTATCTCCTTCGTTCCATACCTGATGCATTTTGTTGTTGTTTACTTCCCAAATTTCACCAACATCCATAAATTTTTTTTCACCATCTATAACAAACGATACATTCTCATTGGTAATTATTGGAATGTGATGCCTTCTAACTGACTCCAAGTATCCACCAACATCTTTGTGCTTGTCTACATTTTTAAATGGGGGTAATTTAATAAATACAGCCTTTCCGACTTTTCCTTTATGAATTTTCTCTAAGTTATTAATTATTGGCAATGATAATTCTATTAAATCTTGATCATTGGTCTTAGTCTCTATCTTATACATATCCCCTGGATTCCAAGAAGCGTCTATATCATAGATAAAGATAGAGTTAGTATGTCTATGTGCCGAATATGTATCTTGTCTACTTGTGTCCGTAAGCCATTCAGAGTGATACTTGTCTAAATATTTTTTTATCGGCAATACGTCATAATTCCCATGAAATATAAACTTAAAGTTTTCAGAGTCTTTGCTCACGAATAAGACTCTCCTTGTTGTCTATTCTCGTCAAGTTTGTGTCTTTCATCTACAATCTCATAGGCAAACTTCATCATCTTGTCATACCCAACGGCATTATCCATAATTTTATTATAATGATGACCACAAAAATATAATTCTCCAGTTACGCCAGTAACTTTCACCAAAGCCTGTGCCCCACAACTATCGCATCTGTCCGCCACCTGTAGAATCCACTGTGGCTCTTGCTCTTTTGTCTTCATTCTTATCATATTTTACCCGACCTTTTTCTCAATAGACTAATTGTATTATTTAATTGTTCTGTTGTTATGTTATGAAATTTTAAATAGTCCCACAGGGAACGGACTGGACCCCTCCAGTCTTCCTTTAGTATATCATTATAGCCGTTTTCAAGCAAATTAGCAAATTCAAATGAAAGGTTTACCCCATCATTTTTTTCAGAATTTAGTAAATGATAGGAATACTCTAAGTCATGATAATCATATTCAAATAGCGCCTTTTCCCCTAATGCTTCATCATGTATATGATTTGGTAAATTTTTAATATTATATTGTGTTGTATATTTTGAGGCTGCAGTCCAAAACCACTGAGTTCTTCTAATGCAAGACCACTTATCCTTAGAAACTGTAGTTAAAAAAGTGCTTTCTAATTCATACATATCAAAACCATTGCAATATAATTTTATAGAAAGCATAGAGTCTTCGTCCCCCCAAAAATACATATATGGATATGGTATTTTTGCGAATTCTTTTGTGGCAAATAAAAAGTGTGGCGCTGCCCGTTGTGTTTTATTACTTCCAGTAACAAAAGAAACATTTTTAAGATCAGCATGTGGCAAATACATAACACACCAATTATCTGTTTCAGAGTATACATATTTAGATTTTGCATATTTTTTATCTGCAAAGGTATCATACAAAAATTGTGTTATTACTGCCTTGTCGCTGCCCAACTTAGAATGCTCTTCTATTAAAGAAACGTCCCATCCATCCTGAAATCCTGTATGGCAGTCAATACTTAGAATATAGTCCTCATCATTATGTAGTTGCTGCAAATGATATCTTGTTTTTCCAACTCCATAGGCAATATTTTTATCAAGAAATAGAATACGTTTTTCATTTTTTATAGTTGAAAAATCTATATTGCTTACCCCTTGAATAGATAGGCCAAAAGTCAATCTTTCTGGATAAGTAGCCTTGTCTATTGCGTCAAGCACAGTTCCATAAATAGAGTCATCAAAAAGTGTTGGAATCATAACGTATATTCTTTTTTCTTTATTTTTTGTTATCTGTTTTGTAAAATCCAGAACCATTAAAAATCACCCCCACAGAACTATAAACCCTTATTAAATTTTCTTGACACAGTGTACACTTATATCCAGGGTCGTCTTCATTGATTGATCGTTCTATGATATAAAATTTTTCACATCTATTACAGCAATACTCATACTTCGGCACTTTATGTATCCTTTACTTCTGGATGATCCATATCTTTGTCAATTTGATTTCTTGCTCCCTGCAAATTTCCTATTGGTATAAAAAATTCAGTATTAATTCGTTTGAATTTTTTTTCAGATTCAGGAAGGTCGTCTTCCCAATATATTGCTTCTGTTGGGCACACTGGCATACATGCCCCACAATCAATACACTCATCCTGATTTATATACATCATCCTGTTACCCTCATAAATGCAATCAACAGGACACTCTTCGATACAGGACTTATCCTTTATATCTATGCATGCGCTAGAAATAACGTAGGGCATTACTTGCCCTTCTTCTTAGCCTTTACCTGCCAAACTGGCAAATTAAGATTATCACCAGACCATTCGTATCCCAATAGTTTTACAACAAATTTAATAATTTTAATTCTCATTATTTTACCCTATTCCCAAACTTTGCCCATACTCTTTCATGAATATAGTAACCAATTGCTTCCCATCCTATATATATTAGTGCTCCTAGGCTTGCATATTCCCATTCACCTGTAAATAAATAAATTACTCCAGCAACTCCTATTAAATGGAAAGATTCCCAACTTATAGTTTTTATTAAACTTTTTTTACTTGATTCCATCAATCACTTCTCCTCATTCTGATTTATATTGTTTGCAGGGATTACTCCCTTTCTTTGATGTATATTGGTGTCTTGCTCAGAAGGAATTTCGTCCCACGGAGGCAGGGGCAATCCTTTTGCCATCATAGATCTTGTATACAATCTGTTAAAAATTAAATTTCTTTGCTCTTGAAAATTTTTAAAAATTTCAGTTTCTCTAAAGTCTATTCCAAAATTATATTTAGAATTTAGATAGTCTGATCTGTTCTGCTTAATAGACTCATTTGGAATAGACCAGTTATTTCTATTAACAAGATGAAAAAATAGTGCCTGATAATATTCATTTGTATCTTGAGAGTTCCACTTGGGTCTATAGTGAAAGTCAAACTGTGGTTGACAAATGACAGCCTGATTTGGCTTAGTGATAAAGTTTTCATATCTTGCAACAAAGCCCCAATCACGATTGCCTCCAATATGAAGATCTACCATATATGCGCCTGGTGCCCAGTCTATATGTAATGGAAGTTTTGGAACTCTGCCCTCTGAAGTTATTTGATGATGTGCATACATATGATAGGCATAGTGAATATCTGATGTGCCTAAAGCATCTCTTATTTTATTTACTGCATAATCGATAAATTTTTGAGGTATATTAACAACCTGTTCCCATTTATTCATTTGATTAGAATAATCTATTTTGGAAAGATCAAAAGAATTACAAATTGACACTAATTCATCAAACATGTCTTGAGGATAAAAATTATCAATAATAAATGGATCAAAAAAGGTAACACCTTCAGTAAGTATTGACTCCATCTCCATATAATCTTCTTTAGATATATAGTGCCACTCAATATCTGTGTCAATATTTCCAGGGTAGTTTCTTAAAAGCGGGTGTCCAATAAGTTCCATTATTTCTCCTCCTTATATAATATACCATCATCCTCTAATTTGTCAATA